CTTATCTTGTCCAAACCATGTATTAGTATCAGCCCATTCTCTAGCTTTAGCACTAGGTTCTTGTTGTTGTATAGGTTGTTCTACTGTTTGTAATTTCTGTTGCTCTTCAAACTCTTTTTTATTATCTTCTAATTGCTGTTTTCGCATCTTTGCTTTTTCTTTTTCAACAGCTAAAGATGTCAATTCTTGGTTTGCTGTCATCATGGATTCATAATCTTGAGATTCCATAGCACTTTTAAGTTTTTGCTTAACTTGTTCTGTCTGAGAATCCACCCTAGTTTCATACTCTTTTACATAGGATTCATCTGTTATTGTTTTATCTTTTTCAACCTTATTGTATTTACTCTGAAGACCTTTAGCATAATCAATAGCTGCTTTTTCTCTTCTTTCAGCTTCTCTCATTTTTCTAGTTAATTGATTAATTCTTTTTTGAACAGAATCTGAATGCTCTTCAAGGTTATCTACTTTTTTTACGTCTACATCATTTTTGATGATTTCTGATTTTACTTCTGGTTTAACAGTATCTGTATAACCTAAATCTACCTCACCAATATCGGGTTTATCATTAATATCTTCTTGTACTTGTTCAACAGATATTTGTTTTTCTTCAATTCCGTCAGTATCTAATTCAACTGCATTTTCAGCCATACTATCTCCTTAAAATAGTGCGAGGACATCCTCGGGTTTTTTTATTGTTGCTATTATCTCATCGTCATTTAAAATCCTATGCTCTCCAAACTTAGTTTTAAATCTGGCTCCAGCATAACGACCATAAATAATAAATTGACCTTCCTTACACCAAGGTCCATCTGGAAACTTATCTTTATCCTTATAACATAAACTTCCCAGTTTAACTACCAAACCTACTACAGTTGTGACTTCAATTGTTTCAGCTGTTTGATCTGATAATAAAATACCACCTTTTGTTTTTTTACTAGGTACATGTGGTCTTACTAAGATACGATAACCAACTGGATCGGGTAGACCATCCAAGTACTTACCTGTTTCCTCAGCTCCTCTAGGAACTAATGGTTTATCTTTTTTAACTTTAGGAATTATTAATTTAGGTGTTTTGGGTGCTACCAAAGTCATGTACGTTATTCTCCTTTCGTTGCAGGTCATTTAAGTCCTGTAGCAATGTTTCTAAAGCATTGATCTTGCCTCTAGCATAATTCAATTTTTCAATTGTGTCTACACTGTAAGCTATATATTCTTTATTTTCATCAATTTTTTTTCTTATTTGGTTTTTTATTATTTGAATAGTATCAATATCATACATAATTACACCTTATTTTTTCATGTTATCTCTAGCTATGCCTTTTGATTTCTCAAAGGATCTCATGGCCCCGAGTCCGAGGAGGCTCATAACTAACGTGACGAGTCCTTCCATTTCTAAACTTGGTGGCATTAAATCTGGGTTAAACATTACAGCAAACCAAGTTAATATAGGGCCAATAAAAAACTGCCATAATAAACCAAGACAACAAACCCACATTATTGCTGGCCGAGCTCCGCTTACAAATATACTAGGATGTTTAGCTTGTTCTTTATTAATATCTATTTGACCTTTGGCTAATTCATTTGCATGTTTCTCAGCCATAGTAGCAAGTTTGTGTGCTAATTCATTTTTTTTGTCTTTGTCCTCTACGAACTTTCCGATTAGTTTTGTCGCTGGTCCTATTAAGCTTAGTAAGGTCATATGGTAATCCTTTCAGTTTATTCCAATGTTGTTGACAATAATATTTAAATTTCTCATAATCTACGGCTTCTTCCTCACAAAAAGAACATTTTTTGTGTGCAATAGCTGCTCTCCATGCTTGATCAAATGTTTTCATCATGTCGTTTATAAATTAATTTACGATCTCCTCTACGAACTTCTTTAAATCCAATTTTTTGTAAAGACCAATCAATAGAAGTCATGTTAAATGTTTGATGATCATCCATAATAATTAAACTTTCGTCTTCCATATTTCTCATACAAAACTGTATTTGTTGATTTACTGCTAAAGTAGTATGAGGACCATCCAAATGAATTACAGAATACTTATCATGAATATATGTTTGTCCNTTAATAGTTAAAGGATAACCATCTTTCATAACTTTGAAAAAATAAGTATCTGGAAACTCAAAAAAAGCAAATTGTGTATACTTATGTAAGTCTATTAATGTTTCAACTTTCATATAATCTGTATAATCTTTTACAGTAGGAGAACTATCATCACAATGTTGGTAATTTAGACTACCGTAAGGATCAACAGCAATATGTCTATAATACACTGCTCCCTTAGATATTACAGCGTCCATTATTGTTTTAGAACCAAGCCCTCTTCTCAACCCTATTTCGCACGTTAGGACTATATCGTTTAACTTTAATTTTTGTATTTCTTCTGTTATAAATTCGTATTCTAAAGAATCGCCAGCAATCATTTAACACCAGTAAATTTTTTTCCTTTAAGTTGTATATCACTTATACCTTGTATATCACTTTTTACACCAGTTTCACGATGAGGGCAACCATAACTTCCTAAATCTGATAAACCTCCAATTTGTATCATAGTTATTCTTATACCTTGTGGGTTTGGTCCTTTTGAAGGAGGAGGTCCAAAATTTTTACCTTTCATTGTTTTTCTCCATATCATTTAAAATTTTCATTTCATTTAAATCAAGTTTTTCGTCAGCTACTCTTATTCTTTCTTTACCAGCTTCTTCTGCATCCTCTCTTTTCATTCTATCTAAATCTAACCTTTCTGCAAACTCACCTGATTTTCTTTGCATGTCAGCTGCATTTTCTTGAGCCTTTCTTTGCATATCCATAGCTCTTAAATCTAATTCTTTTTGTTTTAAAGCTACCAATGGATCTGGTTTTTTACCGCCTTGTTCTGATTCTACGTACATTGCTGTAAGTACTCCTACTTGTTCTGCTATCATACTTTCTGTTTCTGCTAAATACGATTGTGGATCAACTTGTTCTAGTTGCACTAAGTCTGGTCTATTTGTTTTAACTTCCATTAAGACTTGTGCTCTTGCTTTCATAGAAATATGTTCCATGACATGCGATAATAACAAAGCGTTAACCATAGGATTTACTTCAACCATTCTAGTTTTCATAAAAGCAACATGAGTAGCTATATGAGCGTCATGGTTTTGAAAATAAAAAGCTTGTGGTATTTCCATACGTAAAGATTTAGCATTTTCTGCTCCTGGATCTGCTGGAGTTGGTTTTTTTTCGGGTTTTAATAATTTATCTATNTCTTTTGTGCCCATTGCTAAATAAACTCTTTTATAAGCCTCTCTTAAATTGTGCATTTGAGGATTTGACTGAGCTATTTGTAATTGCTGGCTAGCTAAAGTAATTCTTTGAGATAAACTAAATATAGTTGGGTCAGCAACAGGAATAATATCCACTTCTGGACTAAAATCTACTTGTTTTATCATATTATTACCGCCAACCACTGCATAAGGGTAACTTGGTGGTAAGTATGTTCCNAAAACGTCAGCTAAAAGTCTAAATTCAACTCTCATAGAGTAATAACAACGCTTATGAATAGCACTCATGACCCTAGAACCACGTTCTAGTAGTGCTAATGTACTACCAACAGCTCGATTTTGCTTATCTTCTCCAGTTTGCATGTCTAAAGTACCAGCAAATTTCTGTCCTGCTTGAACTACAAAACCTAAAAGCTGAAAAAGCGTACCACTTGGCTCTTTAAAAGGTAATAATTGAAACTGATCTTTTATATTTCCTCCAGGGGCATCTACATCTCTAAATTCACCTGGTTGAAAAGGCTGATCATCATCTCTAATCCTTAATCCTCTTGATTTAAAACCAGCTGGAAGATTACTTAACGTACCAGCATCTAATAATTGACGTAATGCAGCAGTNGCGGTTCTTGATAAACCACCAATCATGTGTATTAAACCAAAACCATAGAAACCTAAACCCGGTAAAAACTTATAATGTACAAAAAACTCTCTTCTCTTAAAAAACTCATCTTGAGGAGAATAGTTTCTGTAAATAGATAATATCTCTTGAGAGCCTTCATCAATAGTAACGATGTAAGGTATCTTTATATTTTTTTCTGAGTTCTCTACTTCATATTCTTCTATATCTAAATCTACATGTATCTCAAGAACATTAAATTGATTATCGGTGTCATCATTTCCTTGAACACCATCTATCTGATCATATTTGTCTTGAACTTCATTATCATCTTGACGAGAAGGAAGTATATCTACATCTCTATAAAAACCACCTCTCTGTTTTTTTAAGATGTCGTTTTCGCTCATCTTTATAACATGTGTTATTCTTTCGCAATCTTTTAAATCAGTCGCATAATAAGGAACAACTAAATCTTCAGCTGGTATAAACTTAGCTACTGCTCTATCCATAACATCATCATAGTATATTTTTTTAAAAGCAGAACCTGCTAAGGGTAGATAAAAAAGTAATTGATCAAAATCCGTTGTATACTCTTCCATTACTTCAGTAATCATGTAATTCATAAAATCTTTAACACGATGAGCTTGTTGTTCTTTTTCTGGAGTATCATCTCCAATTACTTGAGTATTAACTGGCCCTTGAGCTGGAAGTAATTCTTTAAATGCTTGAGCTTGAAATTGTGTAACAGATTCAGCTAATAAAGGATGTGTTACGGAACTTGCTCCAGCAAAAGGTTGATTGTCAGAATTGTTTTTAAAACCTAATAAATCTAAACCAGATATATAAGCTTTTTCCCAATCTGATCTGGACTCTTTATCTTTTTTATAATCTGTTATTAGATCGCCAGATAACCTAGATAGTATTCTATCATCTAAAGTTTCTGCAAGATTAGAATAAAAGTCATCTTCTTCCTCTATCTCTACTTCTTCAGAACCATCTTCTTGACTTTCTTCAATCTCAACATCAACAGGGTCATCACCTAAACTAATACTTGGTTCTTCAGCATCCTCGTCAATAGGTCCTTCTGTTTCAACAACTTGCTCTTCTAAAATTTCATCATCTTGTGCCATATTATGTAAGCCTTGTTTTTTTAGTTTTAATTTCTTTTTTGCCTGGGCATTGTACAAAAGTTCCAGCCTTAGCACCAATTGTTTTTGCACTTTTTCTAGATAAAACTGCAATGTCTTCTATAGGTAAGGCATACATTGCCCCTCTAGATATATCAGCAGAACGAAGTTTTCTATTTTTTCGCTCAACAATAGAAACTAAATCTGGAGCGTCTATACTAGGTGGTTTTTTTCTTTTTAATAACTCTTGAGCAAATTTTAACTGCTCGATATTTCTGTTAGCTTTTTTTCCCATAAATTACCTTACCACTTAAATATGTTTTGTGCTAGTCCACCTTTTACATATCCTTTAATAGGTATATCTTTAAACTCTGGTTTTACTTTAATAGCAAAGGACTCGTAATAATCTTCTCTATAATACT